GACTTTATAGCCAGCAGTTGTTGAAGTAAAGTCTGTAGCATCAAAGCCACTTAGTCCTGCTACTACTTCCCAAGCACCGCCCGAGAATGTTTTAGGATCAAAGTTTTTGCCCGGCTTAATACGATCAAACTTACCACCCATGTTTGATGTTTTGTATGCCTTGCTATAGTTCTCACCTGATATTAACCAACCGGCGTCTGCGTACCAAGCTGACAAGTCTTGTGTTTGTGCTCCTGTGTCAAACTCTGTAACAGCGTATTCACTTTGTACTTTGAAGTTATCGTAGGCGTAGGCAACCCTTCAAGTCCCCAAGTCTGTTTTTACCAATTGGTCTGCACCATTGGCTGATAGTTTAAAGAACTTGCTACCTTTACCTAATGTTGTTTGTGCTGATTCAAACGCACCTGTGTTGGCTTCGTCTGCGTCCCAATAGCTTGAGTTTAATCCTATGTGCATAACTTGATTTTTGTAACCTAATGGTTTAGCAAAGTTAGCATCGATGTGGCCAATGTATTGGTTGTTATCGTTAGCCGCATTAGTGCCATCTACGTTCTGTCCAAGACCAGTAACTACAGCAACACCATAGCCCATCCAGTCTGTTACATTGCCGTGTACCATTGCACCTTGTTCTTTACCTGTTGTAATACTTGAGTTGTTAACAAATGAACGTTCCATAAAGTTAGTGAAACGTGAACTAGTACGTTCTTCCAAACTCATTGGAGTTTTAAATTGTCCCAAATTGGAACTGCATTGGCTTAAACCAGTTAAAGTTTACAAATGCCTCGTCAAGTGTTGTCGCTGACCCAAAGTTACCTACTACCTTGTATTCATAATAATTTGCAACTTTACCATTAACACCTAGGTATGCCCGGCGGATGTCAAATGTGTCTGCTGAATCGTTGTTGCTTTGGTCACGCGAGTCTAATTGTATGCGACCACCAACTTTGAATGAGTTGCGGCCATCAGCGGATTCGATAGCCAATCCGCTCTTGTTTTTAAGTTTCATTGCACCGGCTTCTTTCTTTGCATGTGTCTTAGATAAAAGAGCACCTTCATCTTCTGTTAAGACACCTTTAGTGACTAATGCGTTAACTAAATCTTCTGTTGTATCTGCAACTGCTAATGTTGGCATTGCAATCACACCTGCTGTTACTAGAGCTTTTGTAAGTTTCTTAATCATTGTCTTGTACCCTTTTTAAAATTTCTTCAACTTTAAGGCCTATTTCTGCCTTGCCACCAAATGCACTACCTGTTTTTAATTTTACGTAGTGATTTGTGATTGCTTGATATTCTTCTGCTGTTAATGGAATGTAGCCTACTTCGCTAGACATTTTGCCTGCGTTCTTTAGATAGTACTCTACAAACTTTTTAACTTTAGGATCAAATGCTGACTTATTAGCATTCAGATAGATAAACAAAGGCCTCGCTAATGGATTGTAAGAACCATCCATAACCGTTTCTCTTGATGGTAGTACGAACTTGCCATCTTTGTTTTTAACCGCAACTGCTGTAAGTTTATCTTTATTTTCTAAATAATATTTTTCTGATATTCTTTTTGTTTTTCTTTAGTGTTATGAGGCATTTCGTTTTTCTGTTATCATTTTAATACCTCAATCTTTTTAACAACCGATCTAGGAAATACAGTTATAGTTCCAATGGTAAGTTTATCTCCATCATAAGAATGTGATGTAAATATTTTGACCATTTTAGAATCTTTACTAAACAAAAATCCTGTGTCCTCGCACCAGGAGTACGTTAATTTTTCAACATCTTCTAAGCTGTCATACCAAGATGGATCTGTAACAATATCTTGCCAAATTATTTTTACTCTTTTATATTTAAACTTCGGTGTTCCACCAGGCTTCATATAAATCCTTTATAGTTACTTTACTTTTAGTTACGTCAACAATTTTCTTAACCATTTGTGGATCAGGAAATCTTTTTATTTTAGATGTCAAGCACCATCTCTGCACACTTGTGCCTGGATTTTGTACACCTACTATACCTAGTTCTAATCCTAAATTATAATAGGATAGACCTTTGTCTTTTCTATATTGTTCGAGTGTCATTATTACCTTTCTTTGTTATATGATTTGTATGTATATACATCATATTAATTGTTTGACAAGTAAATAAATATCTTTATAAGTATTGGAAAACAAAGGAACTAAAACAAAGGAACTAATGAAACTTAGAGAACTAACAGAAGAACAAAAAATAGAACAAGCATTTTCAATATATAATGGGGGTAAAAATTTAGACCATTGGTCTTACAGTTCTACATCATCACCATTTTCAAAAAATATAATTACCTATTCTTTTCCACAAGAGATAAGAAGAAATTTTGCTTTTAGATACAAGCCTTCATTTGGAAACTTAGTTAACAACACAGTACAAAAATTAATAGCTGATGTTATTTACACAACCAAAACAATAAAACAAACTGCGTTTACAAAAGAGGAAAGAGATTATAAAACAGCTTTCCAAAGTGAACTAGACGCAATCAAATCAAAACCACCAGTAGATAAAAAAGATGAGTATGCCAGAAAAGAAATGGAACAGTATGCACATGATTCGATTGGTGTAACTAAAAAAGTTGTGCAAGATATAATGGGTAAAGATAAATTAGTTTGTGAAAGATATGTTGAACACAAAGAGATGACCATGATTAAACCTGTCATTGGTAGAATTGATTATGAGAATAAAACAAAATTTATAGAACTTAAAACTAAACCACCTAATATTAGAAAAATTAAAAACAAAGAGGAATGGAAAATGAGTTCGCAACCAATTCCAACTGAGCCTACCTTTGAGAATTTAACTCAAACAAGTTTCTACTTTATGTGTACTAAGAAAATACCATTCTTAGTTTATGTTAATGATAAAGAACATATTATCTTTGACCAATCACATGATTTAATGAAAGCAGACCATCTGGAACATCTTTACTTTAAAATGGTGCAGAAAATTTTAACATGGGAAAAAATGATTATGTTTTCTAAAGGTAACATTAATACTTTAGCAAACATGATGGACATTCCTGATCTTAATCATCCATTTTATTATAAAGATTTAGCACCAGAACAATTACAATTAATCAATAAACTATGGGGAATAAAAATATGAATAACATATATAAGAAACTACACAATGCCTGTAATACAGCAGGATCAGTAAAGAAAGCAACTAAGGTAAAGGGTATGCACTTCAATCCTCTTTTACATGATGACGTTTTGCGAGTATCAATGGAAGCGTTGCTTGGCAATGGATTATATCCTACTTGCAGCTATGTAACAGATGTTAATGACAAGTGTGTAATTGTAACTTGTACCATGAAGATACATGACGTTGATGCACCAGATAATTTTGTAATGATTGATGGGTGTACTGCAATGGGTGGACTAGATAAGTTTGGTACTGGTCAAGCAATGTCATATGCTAGAAAGTATGCGTTTCTTAATGCACTAAATTTAAAGACAGGATTAGATTTAGAAGATGGATATAACGCAACACCATTTAAAAAAAATTCTACAGAGAAATCTGTTGAAGCCAACCCACAGTACGCAGATGATAATGTAGATGTGGAAGAGATAAAGGACCAGATCAAAAATACTAAGACCATTGAACAATTCAATTTGGTTAGAAGTAAATATAAAGATCAGATTCAATATCTAATTAAAAATAACTTGAGAGCTTATAGACAAGTTTCAGATATTGCTGAAACTCATAGCATTAAGTTAAATAATAATGGTCAACAATAGTTGACGACAACAAAAGGAGATCACATGAGTGATGAAGTAATATGGATTAATGTAATACCTAATCCAAACAAGACAGCAGACAATCAACCAGATTGGGTTGCACCTGCAAATCCTAACGCACCAGAAGGTAAGAAGTGGACCATAGGTGTTAAGATAGGAGACAGTTGGCATAATCAAGCAGGTTGGAATACCAAAGCTGATAATGGAGAATTAACAGGGGGAATTACATTTAAATTAACTCCTAATAGTTCTAGTGGAGTTCCACAATCAACAGAAAATAAAGGGTTTCCAAAAGCTCCTATTTCTGCTAACAAATCAGAGTATAAGTTTTAAGTAATTAAAATTTATATAGTCTTGGAGGGGTTTTTTCTTTCTTAGTTCCCTTTCGGTAGTTTTCCTCTCCAGGACACTAAAAAAAATATGGATAAAAAAATAACAGAGATAGATCAAGAGATTGAAAAAAAGATTGTTGATGAACGTCAAAAAGATTATGGCAATTATCAAGAAAACTTTATTATGTTAGCAGAGATGTTTACTATCATCTTAGCTGGTAATTTAAGAAAAAGAATTAAGCCACACCAAGTAGGTCAATTAATGATGGGACTAAAACTTTATAGATCTACCAAGAATTTTAAGGCGGATAACTATACAGATTTAAGCATATATAACAAGATGACTAAAGAGATACACAAAAAAGAGTTTGCCAAAAAGGATAAAGTATGACAAAATATACAAGAATCAAAAACGGAGAGTGTAGTTTTCAAATTATCGAAGATTTTGATTCAGCAGAAAAGGCTGCAAACATATCCAATGAAGGAGAGTTTGTAGAAGTAAAAATTGAGAATGTTAAACTTGATTTTACAACAGTAAAAAAGGAGCATGATGGAAAACATCAAAATGCGTCTGCAGAAGTACAGAGACCTTCAGGAAAAGAAACACAAGAAATTCCTGGAAGCAAAGTCGAAGGCTAATAAATATCATCAAGATAGCATTAGATTGATGAGTAAGGTAGTGCAGACACAAGAAGAATTAATGACATCAATATAGTCATTGGTTTAAGGGTTAAAAAAACAAAGGAACTATGAGGGGATTCTATGACTAAAAATACAAATTTTAATGAGATTAAACTTGCAATGAGAGCAGGTCATTACTCAAATTTAAACACAAGAGAAGAGAAAATATATAAGAACGCATTTGTTAATGGTTATAAGTTAGCCAAAAAACATTTAAAAGAAGATGGCTATGATCTAGTAAAGATTGTTGGTTATTCTTTTTCATCTCCACAAAAATCAAAGATAGATAACATTGTTGATTATATGTGTAAGCGATATGAATTATCTAAATCAGAATTGTTAAGCAAGAAGAAAACTTTAGATATTGTTAGAGCTAGAAACATTATTCACAATTTATTAAACGAAAAATATAAAATGAATTTATCAAACATTGGTAGACATTTTAAGCAGGACCACACCACAGTATTACATTCAATAAAAATGAAATCTAACAAGAAAAGATATTGGTCAAAGGAGCAAACTATATGGCAAGAGTTTCAAGAGTTAAAAGAGGTGTTGTAGGAGTTAATTGGAATCTAAGATATAGATTAAAGATAGAAGATCAAGAGCATACTATAGATGATCTTAGGTCCTATGTTAGACAGTTAGAAAGAAAGAATAAAAAAACTAACTTCTTAAAAACCACTTAGCATAGATTTGTAAGACTTAGCACTAACAGTAGATTTAGCTTTGCTGTTTGAAGTACCAGCAGCTTTTTTCTTATTCATGTTATAGTACAAACCCTTCTTAGCTTTTGTTCCATCTTTTTTAGTATGATAACCTGGCATTGTTTTTCCTATTATTAATGTATTGGTCGAAGCATAACTCATCTATACCATTATGGCAAAACCTTTTTTTCTCTGCATTAACTATCCAACCACCTATAATAGAAGTTAATTCTTTATTACATACCTCGCACTTACCACAAATAATAATTTGTTCTTTAGATCGTACCCAAGTTTTACTTTTTGTAGCCAAGTCCAGACTTCCTATTGCTATATAATTTTTGCCATGACCAAGAGCTTAACTTGGTAGACCAATGATAAATAAATAATACTATTGTTTTCATTAAGACTTTTTATTATTAGCTGCAAATTTTCTAGCAGCTTCTTTGCTACCAAATCCCCATGCTTTTAGTGCAAGTTTTAATCTTGTTGGGTCTCCATTCTTATTAAGTAATGAACCTTTCATACCACCAAATCTTGCAGCGAAGCTAACTCTTCTTGGATTAGTACCAGACTTAACTGGTGCTTTTAAATTAGAACCTTCAGTTCTTTTAAAGAAAGCTCTACCTTTAGCATTTAAACCACCTTTTGGATTTTGATGTTCTTTTTTCATTTACTGCCACCAATGTAACCACCGATAACTCCAATCAATCCTGTAACCGACATTTTCATTAATGTAATTACACTTTCATCAACAGGTCTATTTTCTTCTAATGCTACCCAATAGTCGCCTACAATAATGACACCAAGAAGTATTAATACACCACTTGTTATTAATAGTATGACTATGTCTTTAAAATTTTTAATCATTTAGCAACCTTACCCTTGTTAATACCTTGTTTTATAATGTATCCTTTAGTACCATTAGCACCAATCTCAACTTCTTTAATAAGGTTTTTAAACAGTATCATTTCTTGCATTTTTTTCCAATGCTTTTTAAGGTAGGATTCTATAGCTTTATTATCTCTCATTAAATTTCTTTTAACTTTTTACACATAAATTTAGTTGCTACCTTGTTATCATTAACAAAGGTATCTTCTTGTGCAATTACTAATTGCTTAGATATTTCTAATGCAGCTATTGTACATTCTTTCCAAGAATTATATTCCCCTTGAATTTGTGCCGGTGGTAGACATTGATTATTTATAAAAGAACATAAACTTATTACTAATATAAATTTCATTATTTACCCCTAACAGAATCAATGAAATTATAAACTCTTCCAAATTGTTTATCAATAGACATCAAATCAGATTGGATCATGGTTACTGTTAATTGAAGTTCTATTAATGTTATAAGTGTCCAAGTAGCTAATCCCATAAGGATTGTACCCAATAAACCTATTAACATTGTATTAGTTTTTCTAGTCATTGTGTAGGTCCACCAAAAAGAGCTAACAATATCATCATTGCTATAAGTAAACCTGTGAAGTAATAGTTCATCCTCTCTATCTCCATGGGTTTATTTTTATAAAATAATGCTAATAACCAGTAATGTAATAACAACTATTGACACTTCTTTGTGGTCTGTCCAGTAGTGCATAGCTTGAGCTTTAATTTTATCAATCATATATATCTCCTATGATTTCTATTATAAGATATTACTTACCCTGTCCACGATTTTTTGACTTACCTTTATGAAGTTTTTTAGACTTGTTCATAGAAGATAGTTTAGGTCGTCTACCTATAGAGGTTTTTTTTGGTATTCTTTCGTGCGGTTGATCTGCTACGTTGAACTTTACTCTTGCCTATTTTTTCCTGTTTGTTGTGATAATAAACTTGTTTTCTTACTGTACTGACTAACAGATGCTGTCATTACACTTTTACTCATTTATTTTTTCTCATTATATCTGCACCTTTTAAACCATAGATAGCACTTACAACTCCTATAAAGATAGCTTGATACCAGTAAGGTAGTTGATTAAAGTAATCAAAAAATAATGTTAATTTAGTATGAATCTCTGGATCGTCAGAAAAGATAGACCAAGCCAATAAAAGAATAGGCATAGATATAAGAATAAGTACAAATTCATCTTTGTAACCTTGATTCATTACTTTCAATAATTTTTGCCTTATACTCAATCTCACCTTTGCC